CTCCGTTGGTGTCAGCCCCCCCTCCCCCCCCCCCACCCCCTGCCTTTGAATCGGGTGACAACCCACATAGTGGAGAGCGCAAGCTTCGTCCCGTTTCACGGCAGATCGGCACCGGCTTCTTGCCGGAGCCCAACACCCCTTCAGTGTCGTCCCAGTCGTCCCCCCGTCGGTCCCCCATGCCCCACCCCTCAAGGACTCCAACCCCACGATCAGGAAACAACCCACACAGTGGAGTGCGCAAGCTTAGTCCTGATTCGCCGGATTCTGCCCCCCCCGCTACCGGGGTTTGTGGCTCACCCTCCAGCCGTGGGTCACCCCCCTCCCGGCGTGCTAGCCATTGGGTTCGCGTCAAGAGGGCTTCTGAGTCCCTGGACCCGCCGCCTCCTGACATGCCTCTCGCCCTTGCCGCTTCGCTGGCGAGAGACCAAGAGCGCAGGACGCTCGCTCGTCGGCGAGTGTCGTGCTCACCTCCATCCACGGGTCGGCCCGCGTGTCTCACCTTCGCACGTCCGTCCAATCGGATAGAGCGCGTCAGATCCGTCCCCCCTCTCGGTGGTAGCACCTCCTCTACAACCACAGTCAATGCCACCGTTGCGGTGTCGACCGCCACCACCACCGGTCTTTCGGGTGCCCCTGTTGCTATCCTTTCTTGGGGCCGTGTTCCTGTTTTCGGAGGGAGTTTTGCGCCGCCATCGCCAAGACCTCTGATTCAGCCCTCTGGAGCAGCGCCTCCACACACCCCACTCTTGCCTCTTGATCCCCCCGAACCTTTGGGGGAGTGTGCCCCCCCCCCTCCCCCCTGTGACGTCCCAGCCCCACCCCGAGCGCGCGCCGCTCGAAACGAGGGTGGACCCCCCCACTTCTGTGGCCTTGGATTTGGCGACTTAGACCGTCTCTTCGATCCAGTGCATGGCCCAGGTGCCGCTGTGGCCCCTGCTGGGCCTTTTCAGGCCCCCGTGGGTGTGGCCCCAGTCGCTCCCCCCCCCGTGGCGCCGGTTCTCCCCCCTCCACCCGTGCTCGCACCCCCCGCTCCCGTGGTGGCTGTTGTTTTCAATTTTGCTGAGGCGGTGATCCTTTACACCAACGCCGCAGATGCCGTCAAGCGTAAGCCTTATTACTACAAGACACTCGGCAGCATGTTCTTTGACGCGCTCTCTTCCATTATAAAAACTCAGAGTGTCTGCGAGCGCATCCAGATTATGCATGGTGTGTTTACCACCGCTTCGACTGATCCCATCGTCCGTGAGAATATGGGCTTTGGCCGTCTCTTTGGCAGGGCTAAGCGTGCCCCTATCCCTGTTGAACTCATGCCGGCGCAGGTGGCGGGCTACGTCACTTCTCGCCGAGAGGAGGTCTCTCTCGAGTTGCTCGAGCACCTTCTGACGGACCCCAAGTGGGCGTCATATGTCCCGGCATCGGCCTCAGCGACTTCTCAGACCTCAGCAATGGTGCAGGTGTGGCCTCATTACGCCGCATTTTTAGCCCATTGCGCAGCCACTGGCCGCGACGGAATTACCCTTTCCTATGCCACCTCCCGCTTATTCTTCAATATCCGCACCCTCATTGGCATCATCGGTGCTTCCGCCTGTGCAGTCCCAAAATCAGACCGCCCGATAAACGCCTCAGGGCCCACCTCAACCAAGGGGTTGAAATTTGGGGTGGGCCCGGCCGATTCCCACCTCTAAAGTGTACAGTTCAGAAACTCTTTAGGTGGAATGGCCGATTCGTTGTCACCAGGCAGTCCCCTGCCGGGTCTGTCTGGGTGGACTCATCTGGGTGGATAGAATTCCCCACCACCCATCCGAACTTACAAAAACTTGGATACTACCAAACAGCATATGGACCGCTCACTTCTGCCCGTGCCCTTGTTTGGGACCGTGACAACCATTCTATGGCTTTGGCCTTAACTCGCCTTACATCAGTCCGTGAGCCACAGTTGTTCGGGTTTTGCGAATCCCTTTACCAAGCCCAGGACCTCTACCTTTTGATGCACTTCCCTACGATCAGCGCCTACCTCCAATCCTGTGCGAGCCAACATTGGCCACCTTACCAGGGCGCGCTCGCCGAGGAAGCTGAGCATTACGCAGACCCGCACCCCAAGCGAGCAGCGCGCATTGCCGCTCGTATCTCCATGATCGCCACTGGTAGCGGTACATACGGCCATCGCGTCCGTTCCCGCCGCGTTGTATTCAAATTCAAGGTTGAGACCGCGAAGTATGGTAAGATCCCTAGGGGTATTGTCGACGTCGGAATTGAGGCCTCTATGATTGGTGCGTGGCTTGCAACAGCCATGAAGCAAGCCCTCACGAGCTTTGAATGGCGCGATTCCAACCTCCTAGCGTGGTTCTGCCCTACAGCCTCGTACGCCCATTTAAAGACTGCGTTTGACCTGCTTGAAGCCGCGGCCTCTCCGGTTACGGTCGTCCTCTTTTCTGATGACGCTTGCCTTGCCATCCGATCTCCCGTTGGGTTGGTGTACTATGACATGGACATCAGTTCCTGCGATAAGTCGCATGGCCCGGGCATCTTTCGCCTTTTGCGCCATCTTGTGCCTGTTCAACTCCATTCCGAGTTTGACTTTCTCATTGAGCAGCTCCAGATGCCAATTCGGTTCAGAGATCTTCACAACTCAAAGAATTATGTCGAGCTTAGACCCATCCACCCCACACTATACTCTGGGTCAGTTTTGACTACGCTTGTGAACAACATCGCTGTCTTGTGCATCGCGCACGCAGTCTCACGTTCTGTCGATCGCACTGCACTTGGGATTGCCAGAGCCGCCCGTGCTGTCGGCTACGTTGTTACCATGAAGCAGCATGGCTCTTTTGAAGACCTTCAATTCCTCAAACACTCACCCGTTCGTGATACCTCTGGACATTACCAGCCCCTACTCAACCTCGGAGTTTTCCTCCGTACCTGTGGTATTATCTCAGGGGAACTACCTGGCCGTGGCCCGATGCCACCAAGAGCCTCCGCCGCCGTCTACGCCGCGATGTCATGCTCCTACCCAGGCGCGCACTTTCCTATGCTTGATTCTATGCGCCAACGCTTCTCCCCCGATAAGACACTCCTCGCCACCCTCAAAGAGAGGTATTACTCTGAGCACCCCGAGCGCTCCCCTCTCTGGCCTACCCTCTACTTCTCGGATGATGCAGTCATGCACCGCTACCACTTGTCAGCCTGGCCCTCCGTCACCTTCTTCTTCTTGGAGGCCGGCCTCTGGCACTTGGTTAGCGGGAGTGACATCGACCGCATCATGCTCCTCGACTACGACCTCCCACCCGGGCGTTCGCTCATCGACGAGCCTCTTACCTGCGACGAGCTTCGAGCTCTCGCGCAGGTCTGAATCAACTTTCGGCTTCTAGCCGCTTCTCGCTATCCTTTCTAGCTTTCCCTCTTCTTTTCTTTCCGCCCCATCTGAGAAACACACACACCGCTGTGGCGCGCCCTCCGGGCGCGCGGGGCCCC